GATACTTAAATGATTTGGGTATGTCAGGACGTGTCGGTCCTTCTACTCCTTTTGCTTATAATATGTCAAGACATGATCAAATGAAGGGTAAGACGAATGCTCCTCAAGGTGACATGAGAACTGATTGTAGAATTGTAAATGCTTGGGTAAACTTTACGTCGCCAGGTCCAGATTTTAATCCTCCACATGTCCACAACTCAGACCTTAGTTGTGTGCTATACTTAAGTGTACCAGATAAGATGGAGGTCATACACTCAGACGAGACACAGTGGAAAAACAATGGCAAGACCACCTTCCTATGGGGTAACCCTGCACCATTCTGCACTAGCGAATTTGTGATAGGACAACCACAGGTAGGACAACTGATAGTATTCCCTGCCAACCTTCTACACTTTGTTATGCCTTACTCAAATGATAAGGATCAGAAGAGAGTCACGATGTCAGCAAACTTTATGTTGGATTCAAAATGTACTTCTCCTCCATGGCAAAGAAAATATGATTGGGAGTTGCCAAATCCACGATAACCTGCTATAATATAGTAGTATAAATAGTTCGTCACGATCACATAGTGACAACTAATACATTTCAATACGGAGAATCCGAATGTCTATTACAGCTCTTAAAAAGTCCAGTGCAAGCAACTTTGCTAAACTGACACAAGAGATTGACAAAATATCAAATCCAACAACCAAAGCTGGTGCGGATGAGCGTCTCTGGAAACCAGAACTTGATAAGTCAGGTAACGGTTATGCAGTAATACGTTTCTTACCACAACCAGAGGGTGAAGATCTACCCTTCGCAAAGATCTGGTCTCATGCTTTCCAAGGTGCAGGTGGATGGTACATTGAGAACTCTCTAACAACCCTTAACAAAAAGGATCCTGTCGGAGAACTCAACCGTCAACTATGGAACTCAGGTTCTGATGGCAACAAAGACATCGCACGTAAGCAGAAGCGTAAACTCTCTTACTACTCTAACATTCTCGTTGTGAAGGATTCACTTCACCCTGAGCATGAAGGTAAAGTATTCTTGTACAAGTTTGGCAAGAAGATCTTTGATAAGGTCATTGAGGCAATGCAACCTCAGTTTGAGGATGAGACTCCATGTAACGTCTTTGACCCATGGCAAGGTGCTGACTTCAAATTGAAGATCACACTTAAGGATGGTTACTGGAACTATGATAAGTCAGAGTTTGCATCACCAACACCTCTAGCAGGTGGAGATGACGCTGCTATTGAAGCAATCTGGAAGCAACAGTATTCACTTACTGCCTTCACTGATCCTTCAAACTTCAAGACCTTTGAGGAACTTGAAGCAAGACTAAACTCAGTTCTTAACACCAAACCTGCTCCACGTCATGATGCGGAGACAGAAGAGTTGGATGCTGAAGAATCACCACAAGCGTGGGGTTCAGAGGTAGCAGATTTCAGAAATAAAACTGTTGCTGCCACACCTGCTAAAGATGACAGCGAAGTAATGAATTACTTTGCAAGTCTCGCTTCAGAGGAAGAGTAAGATGAAAACGCTCCCAATCTTGTTGGGTACGTTGATGATGGGAACGACTCCTGCCTATTCACATGGGTGGGATCACCATTATCACCATGTCTATGAAACTGGAACTCACCAGTATTATAATGATTATGACATGCGTACTTGCACGAAACAACGTGTAGATGTAACGTACTATTCTGACGGAACACACGTCAAAGATTTTAATCGTGAACCTATTTACAGCTGTATAGAGTCACGTAAACATAAACACAACCACACACATAAACCAACAAGAATTCCATCACCAGATGGTAATGAATGTCAAGAAGGAGCAATCCTTGGAGGAATTCTGGGAGGAGGAGCAGGTGCAGCACTATCTCAAGGAGATGGTCGTTGGTGGGCAATTCCACTCGGAGTTGTCACAGGATCAATGATCGGATGTGATATAGATGGTGGCTAATATATAATTTGCTTCTAGAAACAAAAAAACCCCGCCAAAAAACGCGGGGTATTTTTTTGTCAAAAAGGTTTTTTAGTATCCTCCAGAACTACCAGATGAGGAACTACCAGATGAGGAACTACCAGAAGAAGAGGAAGAACTACTAGAACTAGAACTAGAACTAGATGATGTACCACTATCACTAGCACTATCACCAGAACTTGCTGCTTGTTGTCCTGTTGAAGCATCTGCCTGAGTTGTAGTTACAGTTGCAACTGCTTGAGTTCCAGACATTGCAACACCACTAACATCAAGGTTAGTAGCAACTCTTCCAGTACCAGTATAATTGGATGTATATTGTTTTCCAATACCACCACCAATATTTCCACCTAGGAATCTTTCAGATATAGAGATATTAGTACGTTTAACTCCATCATCATCCAATTCACTACTTTGGTCATATCCGATTAATTCTTCAAATTCTTCAATGAAGGAATCTAGGGTATTTGGCATTGCAAGGTAAATTTGCCTTTTCTTCTCATTTTCAAAATATTCATATTCCCAGTTTGAAACTGGTATTCTTGCATTAATCCCAGTATGAGTGATTCCTTTTGGATCTTTAAAAGTGAATGTTGCGTCTACAGTGCTTCCTTCCTCTAAAATGACAATATCCTTATATTTGATTTCAACAGTTTCATAGTGATGAATACCATCTTTGTTTTGATACTTATCATTAGCATATTGTTCTAATTCCCTTCTTGACCTTGGCCAATCTTCATAGGGATCAGTGATATTATTAGTTAAAAGGACAACCCAGTCTAATTCATCGTCACCATATACTTCCTTAGCAATATGAAAAGGTAATTCACCGTCTCCAATAGAATATTGCTCAAAGAACTCAGTATACTTAGCAAGATCTTCTCTTGCTTTTACTCTACGGAAGATGTTCTTAATCTTTTGATATTCCTGTTTACTATCTGATGTAGTACCAGTACCAACGAATATATCGGGAAAATAGGAAAAATAACCAGCCATTAGTAACCCACCACTGCTTTTTCTTGTGTCATAATAGATGTCTCGGTAAATGATAGATCCATCGTGATAGCAGGAACATATACCAAGTTAGGAGATGCACCATCAACTCCGTTTATGTTATTTGCACTATCAGACAATTTATCTCTATTTGATCTATTTTTAAATTTATTTCTTAGTTTTGAATCCTTAATTGCAACATACTGACCATCAGGAGTATAATTAACAGTCATTCCAGTTAGAACGCAATAATCAATCTTAAAGTGATCAAGAGGTTGAATACTCTTACTTGCAGGAGAAGTCTCTTTAACTCTTACAAATTGAATAAGGAATTTATCAGGTACAGTCAACCAACGTTGATTAGCACCACCAGTTTTACTCAACATTGCAGCAAGAGAGTCACCGCCAGCATTATCTCCACTAGAGTATGCAGGTAACATTCCTATTTTGAACATCTCCATGATATGTTGAATAGTTCTTGCTTCAAATTCATTTCTAGCAACCATTTTAAAATTAAATGAGTGCGTTCTAAATCCTACACCATTGAATACTTGTTCTGAGTATGGGTTTAAAACCTTACCCATTGATATATTAGTCAGAGTATTAGTGTCTATACCACTTGTGTTTAACCCTAACATTCCACCAGCACCTTGAATACCTTGTGCTAGATTGTTAAATGCTGATTCTGGAAGTGCACTACCAGCAGCATTCTTTAATGTTTCTGCAACTTCTTTACTATCACCACTACCCAACATTCCTGTTGCTGCTCTACCTAATGCACCTAAGTTTGACTGTTGATATGTTGCTCCATATGAAACTGCTAAACTTTGAGGCATTGCTACATAGGCAGTCTGTATTATATCCTTACCACCCTTACCTTTATTACCTGGCACATTGAAGTACTGAGGACCTCCCTTATTCTTGAAGTGAACTCTACTAAATTTTACATAATCCGCTTCTGTCGCTTGAAAGTCATCACTAGGATCAGGTCCTCGTGGAACATTAGGAAGGCGTGTCGGATATGTAAGTGTTGATAATCTGCTACTTGACACTATAAATATAACTATGGATCCTTGAAAGTATTTATGCGGAAATACGCAACTGGTAAGTATAGAGCTAAAATTCCCTCCAAATACGTTGGGGATGCTTCAAATATCGTCTATAGATCCAGTTGGGAGTATAAGTTTATGAAGTGGTGTGATTACAACCCGCATGTAACAGAATGGGGTAGTGAAGAGATCTTCATACCATATGTTTCTCCAGTTGACGGTAAAAAGCATAGATATTTTCCAGATTTCTATGTAAAAGTCAAAGGCAAGAAATATATAGTAGAAGTTAAACCGTTCAGACAGACTCTAGAACCCAAAACCCAGAAGAAAGTCACCAAGACATATATTAATGAAGTGTTCACCTATGCTGTTAATAAGGCAAAGTGGACAGCAGCTGAATCCTTCTGTAAACGAACTGGTCTACAGTTTATGTTAATTACCGAAAAAGAACTTAAAGTATAATGGCAAGAGTCACTTTTAACGAAACCAAGGCAGCACAGAGATATAACTCATTTAATGAGTTTAGAGCTCAGATAAATCCTTCGTATAATACAGGACCTTCTTACAACAACCTGTATGGAGTCCAGTTCGGACCTCCTAATGTCTTACAGGCTGCTTATCAATCAAGATTGGTGCCAGGTGGTAATAACAATGGTAATCTAGATTTCTTACTCAATTCTTATGCACAGGAAGTATCTTCACCTACTAGGAACTTAACTACCTCTACTGTTAATAACATTGGTACAGCATATAAGTATGCTACAGGTCAGAGTCATAGTGAGATGAGTATCAACTTTCTTTTACCAAGAGGTGCTAGGTCATATACATTCTTTGAAAGATGGATGAGTCATATTAACAATGATGCTACTAATTACGTGGACTACTTTGATGATTACACGACTGACTTAATCATCTATAAGTTTGAAAGAGGTGAAGGTAAGAAAGAGCAGGTAAAGCAAAGTGATCTAATCAAGGAGCAACAAGGAGATAGTAAAAAGAAAAATATGCAGAATGCTCATTATTATGAGAACCAAATTTCAGGTGCTTGGGTTATTGAAGAGGTATTCCCATATAATCTAGGATCAGTGGCTATGCAGAACGGTCCTGCTGCACTTTCAAGTTTTAGTGTTGGATTCCAGTATAGTAGATGGAGATGGTTCCCTAATTTCTCTGGAAATGATAAGAAATTCTCTAGGAATCCACCTTTATCATCATTAATTAATCAGAATAAGAACCCAACATTCAACTGGATTAAGTCTTTAGGTGCAGTTACACAGGCATTTTTAAACGC